ACGAGATTGACAATATCCCCGGCGACAAACGATGTCCCCGCGACAGTCGCGGTCGCGGTGGCGTTAGCGACTGTCGCGCTTTCCAGAACATAGGCGCCATTATCGATGTCGACAGCGATGACGTCAGGAACTGGCGATGCCTGATTTCTAGCGATCGATACTTTCTTGGTCCCAGGTAAGACGCCAAGCGAGATCACAGTGCCGGTCGCATCGATCGTTGAGGCGTTTCCAGACCATGCCTCAAACGAAAGATTGTTGACCAGCAAGCCGCCGCGATATCCGCTCTGCGCTGTGGACGCGAATAGCGAAAGCCCCGCGCTCCTGATCCATTTGACCTTTGCCGGACCGCCGTCGCCCAGCGGTTCGGCATAGCAATTTATCAGACGCCCCGCGCCTTCCTGCGGGCTCTTCCCCGGTGATGTCGAAACCGGGAATGGTATGGGCTGCGGACCTTGAGCGGACATCAGAAAGACTCAGTCCTCAAAATCTCGTAAGTCGGTTTTCCGCGCTGCATAATCTTGAGAGACATTGCAGCGGTCCCGGCGCCAATAGGAACGCCTCCCGCGCCGCCTAGTCCGCGATTGACGAGCTTGACGTAATCGTCATTGGTGACGCCGAATTTTACCGCACTCTCGCCAGCTAAGATGTCGGCGAGATCAGAGAACCATTCTGGCTGAATGTTATCCTCATCAGGTACATAGCAGATTTCCAACGCCGCAAGCTTGCGAAACGTCGCGTCCAGCTTGCTCGACACAGCCTGGAAATCCTCAACCTCGGGCGACTGACCGGCGGAGAGAACGCCGAGATTGGCTAGAACCTCGGCGATCAGGTCGGCCGATGTGCGGAACGGGGGCGAGTTGGTCATCAGCTACGCCAAGGGATCTCTAATATCCCGTGTTTGACGAAGACGCCGGCGACGTCGAGTTCGCTCAGTTGCTCCTCAATCCGCATGTGATGGAGCTTGGGCTCGAACAGCCGACCGAGCCAATCGATGTCGTCGCGGCCAACCTCGCAGACCCGGCGCATGTCGCGATCCTCGGACCACTTCGTCACGAGATCATCGACCGTGTTGACGCCCTTCATCCACGCCACGACATGGGTTCGATACTGCATCGCGGTCTTCGGCGGGTCATTGTCTCCGGGTTCCGGACCTGCGCCCCCGACGCGGAAGAAGCGATTGACGCGCGCCGCCTCGATCAGGCTCTTGTCCTTGATCCGCATCGGAACGTTGGCCCTGAACTCGCGCCCGCGCCATTTGCACGTCGGGGGGTCGTCAGAACCAGGGACGTAGGTCAGTTCCTCGCCTTCGAATTCCTCTGCCGGCGCCGGCGGGTCGCTCGGCGTGGTCTGCGCAAGACGGGCCGCGCGCGCCTCTCGGCTGCGCCCGTCAATGCGCGATTCGTTGGTGTCGCTCATGTGTTCTTTCCCTCAGACTTTGGTGGCCGGCGGCAGGTGTCCGCCGCCGGACGTTTGCGCGGATCAGACGTGCCTGATCCAGGCGTGGCCAGTGCCGACCGTGACGTAGCCGGGGCGCGTCGTCTGCCCGATAGTTGGGGGCATGACGTCGAAGCCCGTATCGCGGACAAGTTTGGCCCGCTCGGCGTCGTGTCGGGCATGGATGGCGCTCACATCGCGGCCATCCGCGACGGTGAGTTCCGACGCCTGCCGCTGCCACATCGCGACGTAGAGCTTGACCGCGGCGCTTTCCGCCTTCACTTCGTCGCGCTCGGCGGCAAGGCCAGCGACCTCCGCTTCGTGCCGCTGCTTCATGCCATCGGCCTCGGCGGCCTGCCGCATCTTCATCGCGGCTTCCTTGGCGTCGAGCGCCGCGACTTTCTGTTCGTCGAACGCGGCGCCGTACTCGTCCGGCGTCATCGTGACGACCGATACGGGCGGCTTGACCGCTTCCGTGGCCAGAGCTTCCGCAGGCGGCGCTTGGGCATTCTCATTCGGTTCCATGGTCATCTCCTTGACGTGGGCGGCGGGGCTACGCGCCCCGCCTACGCGTTTCTAGTTATCATTATTGGGGACGTACGCCAGGATGAGGGTAATTGATCCCGTCGTCGCCGCGGTGCCGGTCTGCGTGTATTTGGCGTAGATCGGAACGCCGCCGTTGAGCGCGGTCTGGTAGGTCGAGTTTCCCGTCACGGTCAGCCCAATGCCCGCCGCAGCGGTCAAGTGGAACATGCCGGCGCCGATCGTCGTGGTGCTGTTGCTGATGTTCGTCGTCGAACCCGACCCGCCATCGGCGATGATCTCGTTCGAACTCGCCGACGTGGCGCCGAAGGTCAAGACGTTGGTCGTCGCGGCGTTGAAAGCCGTGGTGACCTGCGCATCCAGAGACAGGATGTACGCATTCTTCGGCAGAGTGCAGAACCACTGGCCGGTCTTGATGTTTGGGTCATTGTAATTGACCGTCACCCGGCAATACTGAACGGCCTGAACGGACAGTTCGCGGGCCGGGATGACCTTCCTCTGGTCGACGTTGAGCGCATAGGCGGAGCCGAGAGTGACGGCGGCCAAAGCGCACGCGAGGATCGCGCTTTTCATGAGATTGCGAAACATTGGAATTGCCTTTGCAGATTGAGAGAAAAGACCGCCTCCCATTGCGGGCGACGGTCGAAGGCGTGATCAGGCGTCGGCGACGGCAGCCTCAAACATTGTAAAAATTCCCCACTCACGTAGGTTACCGGCCGCGGTCTTCTTGAACATCTTGGAGATGCCATAGGTCATCTCGATGCCGGCGCCGCGGATGAAGCCGTAGTCGTCTTCCTTGCGGAAGCGCGGGATCGGCATCTGTCCCCAAGCCCAAGCCTGCGCGGACTGGCCGCACATGAATGCCGGGGCAACCCTGGTCGTACCGCTGGCGCCGGCGGTGAGATAGAACGTCGGCAGACGCAGCGAGAGTTCCGGGATTTCACGGATGATCACGCCGTTATAGAGCAGGTCGCCATCGACGAAGATCGGATTCTTGAGATAACCCTGCTGCTCCCTCGCGCGGCTGTTCTGGTTGGCCGTCTTGATGTCGGTATCGTTGCCCGCGTCGCGGAACTGCTCCTGGCCGACGAACAGGACGAACCATTCCGTGCCGTTCTCCTTGAGTTTGAACGGGCGAATGCGCGGATTGGCAATCTTGGCCTGGCGCTTGGCTCGCATGATCAGCGCGCCGGACATCGTCATCGCGGTCGTGATGTTGGTCATCGAGGCCGAGAAGTTGCCTGCCGACAGGTTGGCCGTGTTTGAGTTGCCGATCAAGATGCGGTCGGCGTTGTCCGTGATCCAGGTGTTACGCTGGGCCGCGGTGGCCGAGTCGAACAGGATGCCGTTGACGCGCTGGCCGGCCGAACTGCCGAGACCGGCGGGCGCCGATTCGCTCGGAAGTGCGTAGAACGCGTCGCAGATCTCGTCGCGCTGGAGTTCTTTGCCCCAGTCGGCGAGCGCGGGCTTAGCCTCGGCGAACAGGTCGATCGACGACTTGTGCTCGTCCGAGTTCTTGATCGCCACGGCCTTACGAGCCCAGTCAATCCAGGCGCGCATACCGTAGTTGTCGATCACCTCTTCGTTGCCGACCAGAGGTCCGGAGCCGATCGCGCCGCCATTGAGACGGTCGCGAAGCGGGATGTTGACCTGCTCGCCGCCGTTCTTGCCTTCGAGGTCGGCATAGACGCGGATGATCGACGTGATGTCAGCGCCCATGTACGGCGAGAACAGGTTCTCGCGCACATATTCGCGGACGATCTCCTTGCGGAATTTGATGAGTTTGTTGTTGTCTTGCGGGGTCGTGATGGACATAGCGGTCGTCTTTCAGGTTACAGCCGCGTGCGCCCGAACCCCGCAAGGGGGACCGGACACGTCATGCTGATTTGAACACCGAGTCAAAGATCGCAGCGTTGGAATCGTCTCGATCCGCACCGTCCGATCTCAGGTGATTGCCCCCCGACGCTCGGTTGAGCGAAGCGGGAAGGCGGGTGAGGTTGCGGGGCCTGCCGTCGTCGCCGGTCGCGGCTTCCTCACGCAGACCTTCGAGGATCTGCTTGCGGAATTCTGGATCGGAGGCGAGGGCTTTGCGGGTTTCCTCAGCGATCCTGGCTTTGTAGGCCGAAGGATCGTCGCCGACCTCGCGGAGGGCCTCGTTGCGTTTGTGCCATTGGACAAGGGCTTCGCCGGGGTTCGGCGAGCGCCACATCCGCTGGACAATGTCTTTGTTTTCCTGGACGTTGGGGTCGAGCTTCGTGACGGTTTCAAACGCCTTGGAAAACGCGTCCCCATGCTTCTGATGCGCTAGGTTGAGACTGAATTCGACGCGCTGCTGATCCATTTGCGAGCGCATCTGCTCGATCTGAGCCTTGGGCGCATTGGCGACATAGTCGGCGAACGCTTTCGGGTCTTCAAAGAGGTCGGGAGGGCCAGCGGGCTTGTCCGCTTCCGCTTTCGCCGGGGCGGATTGCTGCTGTTTGTTGAGCGCGGCGAGAACGCCATCGAACCGCGCGGTCAGCGCGTCGATGTCTTTCTTGCGTGCGGTTTCGGCCTCGGCGATCCTTGCCTTGGCTTCGGCCAGCGCGGCTTCCGCCGCCTGCGCGCGCTTGGTTTCCTCTCTCAGACGACCGGCCGGAACGCGACCCCTGGGTTCGTCCACCTTGGCTTCGGCTTCGGCCTTTGTCGCCGCCGCTTCTTCCTCGGCTTTCTTGGCCGCGGCTTCGTCCGCTACGGCCTCGTCGCCAGTTTCCTCGGCTTCGGGTTCCTCGTCCTCGTCAGGCTCGATCTG